TCTCACTTACAGATGTAATCTCTCTAGGTTTTTCATCTTGCTCATGGGCTATGAATACTCTATGACCATTGCTCATCTTTTTCATAGCATCTAAGTCGCTGTCTACTGGGCGTCCATGCTTGCGTAGCATTGATACTATGCCACCTTTGGCTTTATGCATTACCTTGCGTGCTATGATTCCATGACCTACGTCTCTTTCTTTTTTGTAACGTACTGGATCATGCATGGGATACAAGTGTTTTGTTGGCGTATTGATATCAAAGGCTGAACCTTCTGGCACCTTATGTTGCGGTTCCATTTCCCTAAACTTCTTTTTGTCTACAACCATAGGTTCACCAACTGTAACTTCACCTATTGCTTTTGCAGGGCCATTGCCAGTTCTAACAATTGCAATACGTTTGCCAACATATGGTCTCAATGTGTCGCTGTTTCGGCTTTCATAAGCTTTTTGTCCATCAACAATTAAATCAGCGTAATTCAATCCTGATTTTTTATCTGACCTGACATTGATACCCATTGGATGAATGTCGCCGCCTTTAGCATACACATCAGGCAAATGAATTGCGGGCCTTTGAATATGTTCTGAACCTCCTAAAGTTATGGGCATATGCAATTTTTGTGGCATTACCAAATTGCCGTGTTTTGAAAGTTCAGCTTTTAAAGCTTCAATGTATTCTTCTTGTGAACGTCTAGGCAAATCACGCAAATAATTATTTGGCAACAATTGCACCAATGATTTGTCCAAGCCTTTTTTAGCCAAAGCACGACTTCTGTGGCGCCCTTCGTGAGCCTCTATTCGTGGAGTGTCAGTTGGTTGCTTTTGTCCGATTTCCAAAAAGGGAACATCGCTGAATCCTCTAATGCGCGCAAGGTGTTTTATATATTCATCTTGCGTTATTTTTTGATTATCTTTATCGCTCCAAGGGCCACCTTGCGTATAACTAGTTCCTTCAGACATGCTATCTGGTATGGCTGACGCATAATTCTCAAAGTCTTTAGGATTCATGCTCATCAATGCTTTAGCATTGTCGCCAGTAAATGCACGTTGCAATGTTTCTGGCTTGAACAATTTATTCAAATTTGGTATCTCATCCGTCGCTCTTTCAAAACGACGACCACCGTACACGCCTTTTTTGTCGGCAATGTACTGTTGCATTTCTTTGAGTGTAGGCTTCTTCATCGTGCCATTATCCTATGCTCGGACAATCATCGCAACGTGCATCACCTTGACATAGGCCCAAGCTCGCGCAACTCCTCTTGCCTCTTTCGCCATCTGATCCATTCTCTGAACATCTGCACTGCTTGCTGTTCCCACACTTCGTTCCTTGGGGTAGCTGACAGCTCAAACTTATGGTCAGACAAAGTGATTCGCGTTCCGTCAATGTGGAGGACTTTCCTATAACAATCGTCTTGATGATCTCGGCCATTCATTTTTACCTCTTAATACAAATTGATTACTAGTTAAACTAGTAAAACTAATTGATTACTAGTTAAACTAGTATTCCTCACTGCGAGTAGGGGTTTGATCGACCCTTCCTGTTGTAGAGTTCTGCGTCGTCGATGTCCTCTTGCATGAGCTCCTCACGGGGTGGCGCATCGATGCTGATCCATCCTGCGTCACGCAGGTATCGGAGCCCTTGGCTGATGCAGTCCACGAACTCATCGTGTGCGGTCTCAGGGAAGGAGCAGATCTGGCTCACCATGCCTTCAGCCCAGTCACGGACAAAGCCTTTGCGCTTACTGGACTCAGGCACCCACACGCGCCCTGCTTTAATGATGTTGGCCACAATGGATAGGCGTTGGACTTTGTCCGCCTTGCCAGGGTTATACGCATGCACAGGCAGATGCGCTCTCTGTAAGTCTTGAATGAGTGATATGCCTGCGCTCTTGTCCTCCACCAAAACCAAGTCCACAAGCTTCTTGTCCCGTCCCTCGCCGAACACTGATTCGTACTCATCAAGCACTTTGGGACGCAGGTCAGGGTATTGGAGGTGCTCTTGCCAACAGTCTAGGATCATCACGGACATACCGCCATCCATAGGCTTAAACACGCCCATAGTGATCGATCCAGTGGGGTCGTTGTATGTCTTGTCGGACGTGGCGCAGTCATAGCTCTGAATGATGTATTCAAGCTTGGGGAAGGGCTTACCATCAGGCCAGAGTCGGAACCATGTACGCTTGACGATACCGCTCTCCTCCATGTCTATGAGCTCGGCGTGGATCTCCTGGCGCCCTAAATTGGTTCCCTCATACTGAAGAATCTGCTTCTGGAACGATGGAGCCAGATTGGCAATGTTGGAGTAGGTGGAAGCTTTGGTCACCACCACGTCGTCGCCTTCGCGCCCAACCAGATCAAGGATCAAGTCCTTGGGCTTCGGTGTGGTGGAGCAGATCAACTTGGTATGTTTACCCAAACGAATACCGAACTGAATCATGTCCCATGAATCTTGCAGGTATTCCCATGCGGCCAGCTCGTCCAACCATCCGCCGTGGAACTGGGGGCCACGGAAACGCTCTGGTTCCGATGCAGGGATGCCTTTGATGAATGAGCCATTGACTAGCTTGATCTCGTGAAGGGCTTTGTTGTAGTCGGCCACGAGCTCCTTGGGGATAATGGAAAGCAGGCCAGAATCGCCTTCAAAGCATGTGCCCTTCACGTCGCCACTGGTAGGGGCCGACACAAGCCACCGCGTGTTAGGTTGATTCCATGCCCATGATGCTAGGGTCTCCGCCGCCGCGCGGGTCTTGCCTGCTCCACGGCCTGCAAGCATGAGCCATATGGCCCACCAATCCCCTGCGGGCTCGATCTGGTGCTTGTGGGCCGCCTTGAGCCACTTCATCTGCCAATTGAAGGCTATCTGATTGATAGGGGTGAGTTTCTTAAACTCTTCAAAAAGAGTTGGTTCGTCATCTAGTATCGCGTCAACGACACTCATTCAGCTTGCCTTTGCATCTTGATGGCCTTGAGGAGCTCGCCGAACACGTTCATGTTGTTCTCTACCACCACAGGGCTTGTATCGTCGCCAGAGTGCGTTATGCGCTCGCCGTACTTGCGTGGGCGCTGTTTGGCGGCGTTCCACTTCCTTGCGTCAATGCGCTGTCTCTGCCACTGGATGTAAGCCGAATCAAGCTTAACGTCGATCTGGTTGCCATCCTTGTCGAACACTGGCACTAATTCAGGCGTCTCGTCCGCAATGGACACGATTTCGTCAGCGTGAGTCTCAGCCTGCTCTTCGCGCGCACGCGTGTAGAGCTCTAAGAATTCTGGATGATCATGCAACCATGTATAAACTGTTCCGTGACTGGGCATGCTTGGATCCCTACAGATCTGTGCCAAGCTTTCTCCTAGTCCTAGCCTATTGCATAGAACCTTTGCTAGTTCTATGGAGTATCCTGATGGTCTTCCTCTTGGTAGGTAATCTTTAGGATCTTTTCGTTTTGTCATCTCTATTCCTTTCGCGCGATATTTTCAGCGCATTGTGCAGAGTGTAACTGAAACATAGATTTAGGTGAATATCTTCACTTTGTTCCTGATAATGTTAATTGCTCTTCAGCGCTTACTGCTATTCCTATGATTTCTTCATCCAAGCCGTCTTTCATTGCTTGGAAGATTTGGTCTCTGCGTTGCACGATGATGTCTGCTTCAAAGCTTGCGAGCTTGCATGTGAATGTCAATTCAATTTCTTTCAGTTCGTAGTTCATTTGCATCTTTCAAAAAAAAGGGAGAGTGATTAGCTCTCCCGAAGGTATTGCCCTTACCCAAGGCAACTGCAAAGAATGCACAGCTCGTGTGCAGTCTCATTGTATTACTCCTCTTGGTCACTGCGCAATATGCGGTTCTCGGCCCACTTCTTATAGCTCTTGAGCTCCTTGTTCTCGGCTTTTAAGCGCTCGATCTCACCCTTTTGGTGGTTCATGGTTGCGTGAGCCCGATCAATCCATTCCTTGACCTCTTGCGGCATTGCGAATTTGGGCTCTGTTGTTTTCTTAGTAACCACTTTACGCTTCCTCCACAGTGATCTTGTATTTCTTACCGTAGCGGTCTTCCACCATAATGGTCTTCTTGGTTGACAAAAACTTGCCGTCGTCGGTCGCGTCGAACTTCATATTGCCTACACTGGCCAACAGCTTGTCGTGCTGTGTGTCTAGGGCTTTGAGGTTCTTTTGAATCTGGTACGCGATGTAGTCGCAATATGCGATCAATGTGCGTGACTTGACCGCCTCCCCCACGGCCATCTTGATCATGGGTTTAAAGTCCTCAATAGTCATACTCTGCCTCTTCTTCGAAATACTTAATGATACTGCTTTCAACTGCAACAACGTCCTTATCGGACATTTTGCGCTCTAGCCAAGGTGCTTTGCGACCATTGCGGTCTAATACCTCGAACTCAATCTCTGTATAGCCTTCATAGTCGTAATCACTCGCGGCGTGATAGCTGTAGCTACCTGCATGATGCATAAAGTGTGTTACGCCTACCTTGCATGGGATGCCTGCGATTCTTGCTTCGATTACTGCTGTGTATGACATTTCTAACTCCTTGTTATAAACCTGCTCTGTTGCAGTGACTACAGTATAACTCAGAGTTAGAGTTTGTGTCAACTATTTTTTAGGTGTTTTCCCTAATTTAATGGTCTACAGATAAACATCTCGTCAGCCATGCCCATAGGCCCGCTTTTTTCAATCTTCTCGTGCATCTCATAGGAAGCTTCGGCTGTGTCGTATCTGGCCCTAATGTCTTGGATTAACAACCCCATCATGTGGTCAAAGCTGAATTGCTTTTCCT